TTGGTAACTTCTTCCGTATTAGGAAGCAAAACCGCTTCTTTGATTAAATCTCAAGGAAACGTAATGGTAGGTGTAAAATCTGCCGAAACTATCAACATTATGGATACTGACGCTATCTTCCAAAGCGGTAGTTCTTGCGGATTCAACGCAAGTGGTACTACTACTTTCACACAGCGTACTGTAACTGTTGGTAAAATCAAAGTAAATGAATCTCTTTGCCCTAAAGACCTTGAAGCAAAATATTTGCAGAAGGCTTTACCAGAGGGAAGCCGTTACGATTCTATCGCTTTCGCTGCGGATTACACAGACAAGAAAGCTGCTCGTATCGCTGCTCAACTTGAAACTGCTATTTGGCAAGGTTCAACTGGAAGTGCTAACGTAAACCTTAACAAGTTCCAAGGTTTAGTAACTCTTATCGGTTCTTCTGCCGTAGAAGCTAACAACGCAACTTATTATGGCGGTACTGCAACTGCAATCACAACTGCTAACGTAGTAGCGATTTTTGATGCTCTTTACAAAGCAATCCCTGCAACTGTTGTATCTAAAGACGATATGACAATTTGGTGCGGTCAAGACGTATTCCGTACTTATACGATTGCATTGAAGAATGCAAATATGTTTAACTATGCTTTCGATGGTAAGGCTGATAGCGAGTTCTACTTGCCCGGTACTCCAATCAAAGTTGTAGCTACTCCAGGTTTGAACGGAACAAACAAATTGTATGCTATCCGTTTGAGCAATATGTTCTTGGGAACTGACCTTCTTAACGAAGAAGAGCGTTTTGAGCTTTTCTACGCTAAAGAAGCTGACCAAGTACGTTTCGTAGCCGAGTTCAAGATGGGTGTAAACGTAGCCTTCTTGGATGAGATTGCATCATTCATTATCTAATTAAAAGTGGGTAGCCTTTCGGGGTTACCCACATTTTATAACTTTTTAATTTAATAACAATGCCTTGTGCTTTAACTCAAGGGTACACACTCGATTGTAAGGATAGTTTAGGCGGTATCAAAGCGATGTGGTTGATTAACCACGCAAATGTAACTGCGGTTACTGAAGCTTCAGGTATCGTTTCTGCTATTACTAAAGCAGCGGGTAAAGTATTCTACAAATATGAGTTAGTTAAAAACACGGGTTCTTTGACTGAAACAATTACTACTTCCATTGAGAATGGTACTGTGTTTTATGCTCAAGAACTTTCTGTTGTTCTTAACAAACTCCAAGCAAATACTCGTAATGAGATTTTGCTTCTTGCTCAAGCTACCCTTATGGCGGTAGTTCAAGACGCTAACGACAAATATTGGTTGTTAGGTAAGGTTACCGGTGTTGATGTAACCGGTGGAACTGCTGGTACTGGAACTGCAACTGGAGATAGAAATGGTTATACATTAACTTTTTCTGCAAACGAAAAACAACTCGCTCCCGAAGTTAATAGCGGTATTATCGCTGGATTGACTTCCTAATTTAGCTTTCGTGGTTCGTTATAGGTAGGTAGATTAAGGACACTCCTTCGGGGGTGTCTTTTTTTTGGTAAAAATCCAATTAATTTCTATTTAGTAGTATGATATATTTAACGAAGGGTGCTACGAGTGAGATTATTCTAACTTTAAAGGAAAAGCAAACTTTAGCCTCTCCTAATTATTTGTTCGTGTTTACACATCGAGGAAGTAATGTTGAGGTTAAATTCGTTTTATTAAATGCTGCCGATACTTCTACTCACAAAGATAGATTTAATCAATTTTCGTTAGTTACGAATACTTACTTTCAAAATTACGATAGTGGAGAATGGGAATATGAGATTTATGAACAAACTTCTACTTCGAATACCGACCCTTCATTAGCCACCGGATTATTGGAAACTGGCATAATGCGATTGAATGAATCTACTAATTTCTCGTTTACTACTTATCAAACTTCAAATACATTTATAGTACGATGATGGATAACCTTGTTATATTAACCTTTGCCGAGGCAAAGCAACCCGAATATCGGGAGAAAAAAGGAGTTGGGTATATTGAGTTCGGAGAAAAGAACGATTATCCTAACTACCTATTAAGCCTTTATAATAAAAGTGCAAAGCATAATGCTATTGTAAAAGGTAAAGTAAACTATATTACTGGAAACGGATGGGCAACGAAAGAAGATGATGCAAAAGCCGAAGAATTTATCAATAACCCGAATCCATACGAAAGTTTAACGGATTTAACTCGTAAAGTTTCTATTGATTTAGAAGTTTTCGGTGGTGCGTATTTAGAGATTATTTGGAGTAAAATTGGCGGTCAAATCGCTTCTATTACGCATATAGATTACACAAAGGTTCGTTCTAATAAAGATAATACACAATATTGGATTAAGGATTGGAGCGATAGAAAAGAGCAAGCCGATGTTGTAATAGGTTTTAATCCTAATGTAAAAGAAGGTAGACAAATTCTTTATTTAAAAGAATATAGACCTGGGTTAGATACCTATGCTTTGCCGGGGTATCTTGGAGCATTGAATTACATAGAAAGTGATGTAGAGGTTTCTAAACACGTTCTTGGAAATGCACAAACCGGATTTAGTGCTTCTAAATTAATTACTCTACCGAATGGAGAACCTTCTCCCGATGAAAAGAGAAACATTGAGAGAAGATTTACCGAAAGATTTTCCGGTAGCGATGGCAAGAAGTTTATCCTTTCTTTTGTTGCGGATATTAATAAAAAACCAGCCGTAGACGATTTAGGTGCTTCTGATTTAACCAAAGAAGATTTCGGAAGGGTTGATAATATGATTCAACAGAACATATTTGCCGGACACCAAATTACAACGCCTTCTTTATTTGGTATTTTGGTTGAGGGTTCATTAGGCACTCGTAGCGAGATTCGTGATGGCTACGAGGTGTTTAAGAATACTTATGTAAACGATAAGCAACAATATTTAGAGGCTATTTTCAATCGTTTAGCGGAATATAACGGAATTACTTCCGAGCTTTATATTAAGCCAGTAGAACCGATAAACTTTGAGTTTAGCGAGAATATCATAGCTCAATTTGCTCCAAAAGAGTGGATATTAGAAAAAATTGGTGTAGACCCTACTAAATACGAAACTGTTATTCCTGAACCTACTCAAGCGTTAGTAAATGAACACTTGAAAGGAATGAAAGGTAGAGAATGGCAAAACTTCCAACGAATAATTCGTAATTACAATAAAGGAAATATTAGTAGGGAACAAGCCGTTCAAATGTTAAAGAGTGGCTATGGATTAGACGATGAGGCTATAAATACTTGGCTTGGCGATGATAGTTTTGAGCAAAGATTTAATGACGAAGATTCCGTTATTTCGGTTTTCAATGAATACGGGGTTTCTTCCGAGGAATTTAGCGTGGTAGCTCGTAGAAAGGTGTTTAAAGGCGATTTAGAGGCTCAAGAATTGGCTTTTAGGGATGAAGTGATAGATGACACCATTGATAAGAAAATCCTTGATACAATCGCTAAAAATAAGCGTATCCAACCAAAGGATATTGCTAAAGCTTTAGAGCTTGACGAAAGCGAGGTAATGGATAGAATCCAAAAGTTAGTTGCACTTGAGGTTTTGGAATATGACGTAGACACTCAAATTCCTAAACTTTTAAAACCTTTGAATGAGCTTTTAGATAAGCCTTTGAAGAAAAGTTTTTTAGTTCGATATGAATATTCTTGGGATTATTTAAGAACTACTCAAGCGGACAGAAATATAAGAACGTCAAGACCTTTTTGTCAAAAATTGATGTCAATGAAGAAGCTTTATACAAGAGGCGAAATTCAATCAATTAGTGCAAGGTTAGGTTATGATGTTTTTGCTCTCGCTGGTGGTTGGTGGACAATTCCCGATACGAATATTCATAGTCCTAAATGTAGACATACTTGGAATGCAGTTGTAGTTGTTAAAAAATAAGAAATGAGCAGAAATATTTTATTTATATCGGTAGAAACTATTAAAGAGAGAACTGGTTTGCATAATAACGTTGATGAAAAATTAGTGAATCCGGAAATCTTGACTTCGCAAGATATGTATATCCTTCCGGCACTCGGAACGGCTTTGTATGAGCGTTTGCAAAACGGAATCCAAAACAATAATTTAACGGCTAACGAAACGGCTCTTTTAGATACTTATATTACCCCTACATTGGTTTATTACGTTATGAGCGAACTACCAATGGGATTGAGTTATCAGTTTTATAACAAGGGAATGATTCGTAAGAGCGGAGAAGGGCAAGAGAATCCTTCGGCAGCGGAAATGATTGATGTTGCCGATAGATATAAATCAAGAGCCGAGTTTTACAAACAAAGATTGGTTAAGTATTTATTAGAGAAAAGCGGTCAAAATTTATTTCCTGAATACAATAATCCAGGTTCGACTTATGACACAATCGTACCGGAAAGACAAGCCTATACTACTACAATTTGGCTTGGCGATAATGAATGTTGCGAGGGAAAATCTTTTGAAGAAAAATATCAAGGTAACATAAATCGTTGTTGTGGCGAATAAAACATACTCTTTAAAGAATCAAAAAAAGCTTCGGCTTTACTTACAAAAGCAAGAAAATGACACTAAACCAATTAGTCGAAACAATAACAAATCTGGGGAACGCACACAAGCAGATAAAAAGCGTTTACTTCGGTGACCTTTCCGATTACCTTTCAAGAGGTACGGAGAACATTTATCCTTCACTTTTCTTTGACTTAACCGGTGGAAATGTAGGCGAAAAGAATGTTACGTTGAATTTCTCTTTGTATTTCTTTGATAGAATGTTACCGGAAGACACAAACGAAACCGAAGTATTGAGCGACCAATTAGAGATATGTCAAGATATTATAGCACAATTACGTTATAATAATTTCGAGTTTGACGAAGGGTTAAGTGCTACGTTGAATTTCTTTACCGAAGATACTCCCGACCTTTTAGCTGGAGTTAGAGCCGATATTTCTATTGATTTGCCTTATTTGGCGAATCGTTGTGTAGTACCGACAACTTACACTTATCCTTCATAATTCTATTTAAAATAAAACGATGGCGAATAAAAAGATAAACGAATTATCCACCCGAACCCCAAGTTTAACCGACTTGTTATTAGTTGGCGACCCTTCTTCTGGATATTCTTATAAAGCGACTGTAACTGCATTGGCTGATATTATCGAAACTGATATCGGGGATGCATTTGTTACTTTATCTACTTCTCAAACTATAAGCGGAGCTAAAACGTTTTCTAATACTATTACGGCTACAAGTGTAGCAAATTCGCCTACCGATACGGATAAGTTTTTAGTTTTAAATGCGAGTAATGTAATCAATTATAGAACCGGAGCAGAAGTTTTAAGTGATATTGGCGGTCAAGGTGCTTTGACCTTAACTACAACGGGTTCGAGTGGTGCTTCCACATTAGTTTCAAATACTTTAAATATTCCTACCTATACTTTGAGCGGATTGGGTGGAGTTCCTTCTACTCGTCAATTAACTATCAATGGAACGGCTTATGATTTAAGTGCGGATAGAACGTGGAGTGTTGGTACAGTAACATCGGTGGCACTTTCAGTACCTACCGGATTAAGTATTACCGGTTCGCCTATTACTTCAAGTGGTACGTTAGCGATTAGTTTACAAAGTGGATATTCTATTCCAACTACGGCAAGTCAAGCAAATTGGGATGCTGCCTATAATGATAAAATCAATAGTGCTGCCGTAACCGGAACAACTACTAAAACTTTAACCTTAACGCAACAAGATGGCGGAACTGTAACCGCTTCTTGGACTGACGATAATACCGATGCCGTAACTTCCGTATTTGGAAGAACCGGAGCGGTTGTAGCAACGGAAGGGGATTATTCTTTGACTTTATTAAGTGATGTAACAATTACTTCTCCTACTACCGGACAAGTTTTAAAATATAATGGAACAACGTGGGTAAATGATACCGATGCAAATACTGGAACAGTTACTTCGGTAGCATTGTCAGCTCCTACCGGATTTTCGGTATCGGGTTCTCCGGTAACTTCTTCGGGAACATTAACACTTTCTTTTGCAAGTGGATATTCTTTACCTACAACGGCTTCTCAAACAAATTGGGACACCGCTTATACGAATAGAATAACAAGTTTAACAACTACCGGAAATTCAGGTTCGGCTACGTTAGTTTCTAATACTCTTAATATTCCGACTTATACATTAGCTGGTTTAGGCGGTATTTCTTTAACTTCTTTGAGTGCTTTAGCACCTTTAAGTTATAATAACACTACCGGAGCTTTTTCTATTTCTCAATCTTCAAGTTCTACTAGTGGATTCTTATCTTCTACTGATTGGAATACTTTTAATAACAAACAAGCTACAATTACATTAACTACAATTGGAAGTTCCGGTTCTGCAACATTTGCTTCAAATACATTAAATATTCCGACTTATACTCTTTCGGGATTGGGTGGAGAACCAGCAATTACGGCTGGAACTACTTCTCAATATTTTAGAGGGGATAAAACTTTCCAAACATTAAATACGGCTGCGGTAACTGAAAGCACAAATTTATATTATACGAATGCAAGAGCAAGAGCTTCAATTTCTTTAACTACTACCGGAACAAGTGGAGCAGCAACTTATGATAATAGTACCGGAGTATTAAATATTCCTCAATATAGTGGCGGTTCGGGTACAGTTTCAGGAACAATTAATTACGTTGCTAAATTTACAAGTTCAACTGTAGTAGGTAATAGTTCAATTTTTGATGATGGTACAAATGTAGGAATTTCAACTACAACTGCTGGTTCTAAATTACAAATTAATGGTAGTGCAGCCATAGGATATTCTGCAAGTACAGCAGCACCTTCAAATGGATTAGTAGTAAGTGGAAATGTTGGAATAGGAACTGCCTCACCTTCGCAAGTTTTAAATGTTAATGGTAATGTTTTATTTGAAGGTTCTGTGCAAGGAAATCTTATTATTCAAAAAACTGGCACAGGAGGAATTTCAATATATTCAAACGCAGCTGGAACACTTGGCTTTTATGACCAAAGTGCGCTAACTGATAGGATGCGACTTAATT